AGAGCCGCAAGGCGAGTCGATCGCTGCGGCAGAAGAGGTCGTTGTCTACAGTTTCGACCACGGGCGGCGGTGCCCTCGTTGCCAGTCCGTCGACACGGTGGCACGCAGCACGCAGGGCCACGTGCAGTACCGCCGATGCGTGCGGGCCGTCTGCATGCACCGATATGCGGTGGTAGGAAAGGAGATTTGACCGGATTCTTTACAGACCTGTAAGGATTCTCGTCGCCGGACGGATTGATCGGTTGACACGTTGCCGCGCCGACAATACGAAGGACATGGCAACGCGTCGCGGACGGCGACGCTGACAATCGAATATCGGGTTCGCGTAGCGGCGGCGGCCGCGAAGCGACGCAAGAAACAATCAGCCGGCCGTACTGGGGCCAGTACCCCCATTGCGGCCGGCTTTTTGTTTGCCCGGACAAAAGGCATGCAATGGCATTGACGAGTGCATCGAGCTACGCCGACGCGGTCGCCCAGTACATGGACAATCTGTCCTGGGACGGCGACGTCACCAAGGCCCGGGCTGCGCTGGAGGCCATCCGGTATCTGCAACTGACGCGGGCGACCCGCAACACCGCCGCCGACGGCCGCAGCCTGGACTATGAGGGTCTGGCCGAGACGCGGCGGCAGATCGAGGAGTTTTTGGCCATCTACGACACCACGAACCGCCCGCGCTGCTCGTTTACGCGGGGCAAGGCGATCCTATGAGCCGAATCCGCATCCTGCCGCCGACCGACCACGGCCGATTGGACATTGTGACCAGCCGTGGGGCCTACACATCGCTTGGCTACCGTGCGGCGGCCGTGGCGACGCGAGAGGGCCGGGCATACGGCAGCGGCTCGGCGGATTTGTTCCTCGAATACGACCGAGCCCGTCTGATCGCCCAAAGCCGGGCGTTCTACCGCGACAACGCCATCTATCGCGGTATCATTGACCGGGCGGTCAGCTACATCATCGGCCGTGGCTTCGGCCTGCGCGTAATGACCGCCGACGCCCAAGCCGGCCAGCGGATCGAGGCCGCATGGCGGCGGATGCACAGGCAGTCCGATATCCGTGATCTCGTCACCGGCGCCGACGCCGACGCTCGCGTCTGCCGTGAGGCGATGCTCTGCGGCGATACCGGCGCGATCAAGCGGGACGGAGGCCGGCTGCAATACATCGAGGCCGAGCAGATCACCGATGGTCGGTCCGGCTCGACCGGCATCCGAATGGATGATGATGGGCGGCCCGTGACGTATGCCGTATGCCCGTACAGCGACAAGGGCCGGCTTACCAAGTCCAAAAGCAAACCGATCCCCGCCGAGGATTTTCTATTCATCGTCACACCAGGCCGGCCCAGCCAGACGAGGGGCGAGCCGGTGTTGCAGAGTTCGTTCGCCATGCTGCACCGCATCAACGACATCTGTGACAGCGAGGCAATTGCATGGCAGATGCTCAGCCGCCTGGCCTTGTCGGTGACACGCGAGATGGGTGAGCAGAAGGGCTGGAACGAGAGCACGACCGACCCGAACAAGGCCGCCGAGGACAAGCCCGGCGACATTGCCGCCCGGCTGATGGAGTTGGACTATGCGATCATCTATCACGGCCAGCCGGGCGACCAGGTCAAGGGGATTGAAAGGAACATCCCTGGCGAAAACTTCACCGACAGTCTTCGCACGTTCCTGCGCCTGCTCGGCCTGCCGATCGGCATGCCGCTGGAACTGATCCTGCTGGACTGGTCGCAGGCGAACTACAGCCAGAGCCGCGCGGTGTTGGAGCAGGCGTATCAGACGTTCCTCGTCTGGCAGGAGCGCATTCAGCAGCGGTATTACCAGCCGTTGTTCGAGTGGCGTCGCGCGGCCCTGCTCAAGGCCGCCGGCGTGGCCGCCGGCACAGAACTGACCACCGAATGGATTCTGCCAACGTTCCCCTGGATCGACCAGCTCAAGGAGGCGCAGGCCCACGGCATCAAGCTGGATCGGACGATGACTACGCACGCACACGTGCTGAAGGAACTGAATCTCGACCGCGAGGAAGTCGTCGATGCCTGTCAGGCAGAGGTGGTCGATGCGATCGAGCGGTCCAAGTCGATCAAGGCCGAGCACGGTGTGGACGTGCCCTGGCAGATGTTCTGCGGCCGCCAGTCGCCGAAGGCCGAGAGCCCGGCGGGCCTGCGCAATCAGGCGGCGGACGAAGCGAAGAAGGAGACAGACGATGCGTAACGCATTGATGGTGGACTATGCCGCCCAGCCGTGGGCGATGGAGCCGGTGGCGATGCAGCGGATGTTCGCGGCCCTGGCCGAGATCGAGAGCACCGAGGCCGTAGCGGCGGTTCGCATCGATATTCCTTCGCCGATGCGGGTGGAGAACGGCCGGGCGACGATCCCGATTACCGGCATCCTGCTTAAGACCGTGCCGGCGGTCCTGAAGTTGATCTTCGGCTCTGGCGTGACAGGTTACGACGACATTCGGCGCATGGTGCAGGCCGCCGTGGACGATCCGCTCGTCACCGAGATCGAGATGCGGATCACCAGTCCCGGCGGCATGGTGGCCGGCGGGATGGAGGCGGCCCAGGCCATCCGCGCCGCCGATGCCATCAAGCCGGTGACGGCCGTGGTTGAGGACCTGTGCGCGAGCGGGGCCTATTGGCTGGCCACCAGCGCCCGGCGGATTGAGGCCAATGCCAACGCCGAGGTCGGCTCGATCGGGGTCTATACCTACTACCTCGATTGGACCGGCTTTGACGACAAGATGGGCGTCAAAACCATCGTCGTTCGCAGCGGCGAGCACAAGGGCCTGGGCCTCGACGCCATCACGGACACGCAGATCGCCGCCGTCAAGGAGGTGATCGACCAGATGGCCGGTCACTTCATCGATCAGGTGGCGGCCGGCCGACGGGTGGCAAGACAGCAGGCGGCCGAATGGGCGACGGGACGCGTCTGGCTGGCCCCGGCCGCGATGCAGATGGGATTGATCGATGCCGTCACGGCCCCGCAACAGGCGGCGCCGCCTGCCGGCAAACGCAACGAATCGGCCACCGAGGCCGCCACAGAGACACTCGATACAGGAGACATGGACATGCCACAAGAGCAGACAGACATCACGACTGCCGAGGCGGCCCTGGCGAACGAGAAGGAACGGGTCAGCGCGCTGCAAGCGGCGTTTGCGTCGGACCCTGCGTTCGCGCTCGAAGCCGTCGGCAAGGGCTGGTCCGTGACGGAGGCCAAGGCCGAGCGTCACGACCGTTTGGAAAAGGAGGCCGCCGCCCGCTGCAAGGGCTCGGACGGCCTGGAATATCACGACAGCGCCGCCGACGGCGGCGAGGACTTCATGCAGAAGGCCACGCAGATCGCCCGCGAGGAGAAGATCACGCGGACCGAGGCCATGCGGCGGCTGGCGCATGAGGAGCCGGATCTGTACGAGCGGTTCCGGGCGGGCGAAGCGGCCCGGCCGGTGAAGGTGCGCAGCGGCAAGAAGGCCGCCGGCCGCGTGACGATGTCGTGACCCGGCTTGCGTAACGCACGACGCACAAACGACCAAACGAAAGGATACATCATGTCGAGACAGCAAGATAGCCCCATCACGATCATTGCGGGCGAGGCCCTGGCGGCCTTTCGCAATGTGAAGGTGGACGGGACCTATGCCGACGCCGGCTATGCGGGCATCGGCATCACGCAGGCCGCCGCCGCAAGCGGCGCCGCCGTCATGGTGCGCCCGCACAATCACGGCGGCACGTGCAAGATCACGGCGGCCGGACCGTTCAGCGCCGGCGCCACCCTGTATTCGGCCGCCGACGGGATGTTCGATGACACGGTCGTCGGCTCGCCGATGTTCTACGCCCTCGAGGCGGCAACGGCCACGGGCGACATCGTCGAGGCCGTCGCCTGCAAGGGCGAGACCGACAGTTCGGCCCTGGCCAACAGCGGGATCAGCGAGCGGGACCGCGACGCCGACGAGCTGCCCACTGAGGATATCTGGAAGCATTTCAACCTGCCCGGTTTGCGCAGCCACCCGTTCAGCGGTTCGCTGCTCGAAGCCGACTTCACGCACGGCGAAAAAGCCGACGATACGTTCACGGACACGACTGGCGTCGTGGCCAATCTGCCCGGCACGAAGGGGATCGGCGAGTTGCTGCTGTTCGTCTCGGCCGACAATGAGGCCGCTGAGGCCCAGTGGAACGTCCCGATCACGGTCAGCGGCGGCGCACCGTGGGCGTGGGAGGCACGGTTCAAGGTCAAAAACATCACCGACGCCCGCGCCACTGCCTTTGCGGGTCTGTATACCCGTGCGGCCGCCCTGTCGGGCGACGTGATCGCCGACGATGGCGCGGCGTTGACCGACGGCGATGCCCTGGGGTTCTGCCGGTTTGCCGCCGACGGCGATGCCATCGACTTCATCTACGACGAGGGCGGCCAGACCACAAACGTCCACGACGACGACTACGTCGTGCCCGAGGCCGACACATACGTGACGTTGGGCATGTACTGCAACGGCACGACCATCCAGGGCTACGTCAACGGCGTGGCCACGGGCACGGCGATCAGCGCGTCCGACATCGCGGCGGCGGATTTCCCGACAGGCGCGGTGATGGTTCCGACCCTGGCGCTCAAGGGCGATCACGCGGACGACTTCGATTTCAAATTCGACTGGATTCGCGTGGCGCAGCAGGCCGCCTGATCTGACAACTGAATAAGGAGCCCGCCGCCGGGAGGCGTCCCGGCGGCGGCTCAAACGCCAATACAAGCGGCCGTACTGGGGCCAATACCCGGTGCGGCCGTTTTTGTTTTGGGGCCAACGAGTAAAGGAGATCACAATGCCGATTCAGCAAGCAACCCGATCCACGCCGAGAGCGGACCTCGGCGTCGCGTTCCACGAGTTCACGCCCGAGGGCATGACGTTCGTGGCCGAACAAGTCCTGCCGGTCCTCGATGTGGCCAAGGAGGCCGCGACGATCAGCGTCATCACGCGGGAAAACGCCCAGACGGTGGAGGCCCGTCACGCCAACGGCGCCGCCTTCGGCCGCGTGCACCTGGGCAGCGAGGACAAGAGCTACAGCACGGCCGACTACGGTCTGGAAGGCCAGCTCACCGACGCCGACCGCGAGCGGTTCCTTGACGACTACGATCCCGAGGTCGAGATCGTGCAGATGGTCAAGATGCAGATGATGTTCCAAAAGGAGATCCGGGTGGCCGCCGCACTGTTCAACACGACCACGTGGGACAGCGGCAACTCCGACCTCTACACCGACGTCAGTGGCGATTGGGACAATATCGCGAGCAATGTGATCGACCACGTACGGTACGCCATCGAGAAGGTGCGCAAGAACACGGGCATCCGCCCGGACAGCATGTTGATCGGCCCGGTGACGTGGAACAACCTCAAACTCAATACGGCCATCCTGGCCAAGTTCGTCGCCGTGCCGGTTGTGACCCCCAGCGTATGGCGTCAGTACGTCGCAGAGCTGCTCGAGTTGCAGAACATCTTCGTCGCCGACGGCGTCTACAACGCATCGAAAGAGGGGCAGACCGCGTCGATGACGGACATCTGGTCCGACGACTACGCCCTGATCTTCAAGCGGCAATCCGGATCGCTGGCGATGCCCGGCCTGGGCCGCACCGTG